TCCCGCGGAGGGTTTAGAAATCGAAATTTTTGACGCAAGGGGCGTGTAGCGACCGCTCCGCGCCGGTACTCTGTTGTCATGGGGAGACGTGGACCGCCAAAAAAACCGACCGAATTGAAGCTTCTGCAGGGATGTCCAGGGGGGAAGCATAAACTGAGCAAGGTCGAACCCATGCCGCCGAAGGTTCGAAAGGCAAAAGCTAAGTTCCGTCTCGGAACGCGTGGTCGAAAGCTGTGGCGCGACCTTTCCCAGCAACTCGAAGCGACCGGCATTCTGACCACCCTCGACCTTCATGCGCTTTCGCGTCTCTGCTATCTCGTTCAGGAGTGGGAAACGCTGCTTGCGTACATCGAAGAGCACGGGCGAAGCTACGAGATTTACTTCGAACAAACCGAACAAGAAATAAAGGCGGGTTCTGCTCAAAGGCTGAAGAAGATTTGCCAACGCCCCGAAGTGATTCTGATGAATCAGCTCGGAAAAGAGATCAACAGACTTGAGCAACAATTCGGCTTGACTCCTTCCACTCGTGCAAGTTTTGGAATCACGCATGCGCTGCCCGGCGTCAAGAAGGACGAGACGGACGACAAACTTTTCGGTTGATCTGTGTTGTGGGATGGAGACCCGAAACATTGGGGTAAGGGGCATTACCGTGACGTACCAATTTCTCGGTTCGTTAAGCTGTGCCGCGAAAGACAGCAGCGTGATTTGCAGCGGTGGATAGACCGCGACCCGAGTTTCCCTTTCTACTTCGACATGGAAGCCGCCGACAGGGCGGTCTGGTTCATTTCACAGCTTCGACACACTGACGGCGACTTCGCCGGCCAGCCTTTTATCCTTTCTGACTGGCAGGAGTGGGACATCGTTCGTCCGCTCTTCGGCTGGAAATGCATGGACGGCACGCGTCGCTTCCGAAAGGCATACAACGAAATATCGCGCGGGAACGGCAAATCGATGCTCGTCGCTGCCATCGGTACGTACATGTTCATTGCGGACAAGGAGTACGGCGCACAGGTTTACACGGCTGCGACGAAAGAAGAGCAAGCAAAGATCGTCTGGGGCATGGCGCGAAAGAGCATGGAGCTATCGCCTACCCTCCGATCGAAGTTTACCGGTTTCAAAAATAGCCTTTACAATGATCGCCTTGGCTCAATTTTCCGGCCGCTTGGACGTGACTCTAAAACGCAGGACGGCTTTCGCGTTCACTGCGGAATCATCGACGAGTACCACGCGCACGACACTGAAGCGATGCTCGAGGTGCTGTCGTCCGGATCGGTCAAATGCCGCCAGCCACTGATCTTAATTATTACCACGGCCGGCTTCAACGTATCGGGTCCTTGCAAAAAGGAGAGCGACTACGCGACGCGCCTCCTCGAGGGAGCTGTTCAGAACGAGCGCTACTTCACTTTCGTTGCAACGGTCGATGACCCGGAGAAATGGGAAGACGAAGCCGAGTGGTATAAGGCTAATCCTAATTTGGGGATCAGCGTTTACCTCGATACGTTCCGCACCGAGTTCGAGGAAGCCACGCAAAAACCGAGCAAGCGTGCGTACTTCAAAACGAAGAACCTCAACATTTGGACCAACGAATCCACTAAATGGATCCCGATTTCGCGCTACTCTGAGTGCGACGGCGAGGTTGACTGGGAGAAATTTCGCGGCCGGCGCTGCTTTGCGGGGTTAGACCTTGGCATAACTCGCGACATTTCGGCCTTCGTGATGGCGTTTCTCGGCGATGAAAAGCCCGAACCGTATGTGTATTTGAAAGCGATGTACTGGATCGCTAAGGACGGAATGATGGAGCGCTACAAAACGGATGGCGTTCATTATCCGCAGTGGGAAGAGGAAGGCTGGATTACAGCCACGCCTGGAGAAACCACGCGCTACGACATCATCCGTAAGGACATCGGTGACCTTTCCGAGCTGTACGATATCAAAGAAATCGCAATCGACCGCGCCCACGCACACCAGCTCATGCAAGAACTAGCCGACGACGGTTTCGATATTGTGAAACACCCACAAACGATGATGGCGATGGCATTTCCCTGCAGGTCGTTCGAAGAGCTCATTTACTCCAAGCGTCTACGTCACGGCAACGACCCAGTGCTACGATGGATGGCGAGCCATGCCGTTGTTGTAACCGACGGAAATGGAAACATGAAGCTCATGAAGGATAAATCGCCGGACCGAATCGATGGTGTGGTCTCCGCTGTAATGGGAATCGGCCGTCTACTGATTGCTCCGGACCCTCGCAGCGTTTACGAAGTGAGACCACTCAGAGCGTTCTAACGTATTGGAGCGCTCGGGGTCGTCTGTAACAATGCCGCATATGAAGTTGATCAACCAAATCATGCGAAACGTTTTTAGACGTGCGAGCCATACTGAGAGCGGTGTTGTTTGGGGTCCCGTCCGAAATTCAGCTTCAGGGCGGGTAGTTAACGACAAGGAAGCGCTGAAAGTATCTGCAGTTTTCGCCTGCATTCGAATCCTAAGTCAAAGTATCGCCTCGCTCCCGCTGATTCTATACAAGCGCACCGAGGAGGGCGGGAAACAGCGCAGCGTCGAAAACCCGCTTTACTGGGTACTGCACGACCAACCGAATCAAATACAAAGCAGCTTTGATTTTTTTGAGTATGTGGTCGGCTCTCTTTGCCTGCGTGGCAATTCTTATGTGCAGAGAATACTCAACGGTGCCGGTCAGGTTTCCGAGCTTTGGCCACTCCCCACCGAGGCGGTCACGGTCAAAATAACGCCGACTGGGGAGAAGTATTATGTCTATTCTCGAAACGGCGTGCAGAAAGTCTTTGGTGCCGACGAAATAATTCACTTCAAAGGATTATCCTCAGACGGGCTCGTAGGCTTATCTCCTATCGACTCAGCGCGGGAGAGTATTGGGGTGGCTCTAGCTACCGAGGAACACAGCGCGCGCTTCTTCTCCGAAGGTGTCTCTCCGACGGGTGTTCTTGAGCATCCTGGGGTTTTGACGGACGCCGCAGCAAAGCGAATCCGAGACTCGTTCCAAGAGCGGTACGCCGGCAGCGGTAATTCCGGCAAGACCATGCTACTTGAAGAGAACATGAAGTGGCACCAGGTCGGATTAACTAATGAGCAAAGCCAATTCCTCGAGACGCGAAAGTTCCAAACCACCGAAATAGCCCGTTGGTTCGGCGTCCCTCCGCACATGATTGGAGACCTGGAACGCGCGACCTTCAGCAACATAGAACATCAGGCGCTTGAATTTGTTACGTTCTCGCTGCGCCCGTGGCTCGTTCGTATCGAGAGAACCTTGATAAATGCTCTCTTCACCGCCGAAGATCGCAGGAAGTATGTGCTTGAATTCCTCGTCGACGCGCTTTTGCGAGGGGATATAAAAACCCGATACGAGGCTTACCAGATCGCGCGCAACAATGGCTGGCTCAACGTTGATGAGATTCGCCAGAAAGAGAACATGAATCCTCTGCCGGATCAAATCGGGCAGAAATACCTTCAACAGCTCAATATGACCGAGCTGGGTAAGGAACCCGATCCAGCAAAAGAAGGAACGCCAGCAAAAACTCGGGCGAAGAAAGACCCGGAAGAGGTGGATCGCGCGTTTCGCGGACTTCTTAGTGAGAGTCTACCGCGTTATGTGCGTCGGGCCCGCAAAGACTCGGCGCCGGCGCTATTCGAGCATGTGAACGAAACCGTTCAGGGAATTGTTCGGTGCTTCTTCACTTCAAAGGGGAGGGAGGACGCTGATGTGCTCGCCCTTCGCGTGACAAACGGCTTCGTCGATGAGTGGATCGGCCAACGCGATGCAAGCGGCTCGGAAGAAACGGAGGAACAGGAGACTCTAAGGAGAGTTGAGCGGCTAATGGAGCTTTGCGGTAAGGAGATCACCATTGAAAACTGAAATTCGTCACTTCCCTATAGAAGAATTGCGAGTCGAAGAGGTCGAAGGTAAGCGAGTTATCGCCGGATATGCCGCCGTTTTCAATAAACTGTCGGTGGATTTAGGCGGTTTCGTTGAAAGAATCTCCAAGGGTGCTTTTCAAGAAAGCATCAAATCTGCCGATGTTCGGGCCCTTTGGAGCCACAATATCGACATGCCTCTCGGCCGGACCGCGAACAAAACCCTTACATTAACCGAGGATGAGCACGGACTTCTCTTCAAACTTGAGCTGCCGGACACCAACGTCGGTCGTGATGCGTTCACTTCTATCAAACGTGGGGACGTTAGCGGCATGAGCTTTGGTTTCAGAGTACCTGCCGGCGGTTCTGTTTGGGAGCGAGGCAAGGAATCTGGACCGCACACCAGAACGCTCTTGAAAATCGATTTACTTGAGGTGTCTCCCACCGCTTTCCCTGCCTATCCCGGAACGGAAGTCAGCACGCGCGACGCACGAAGCGTCTTGCAAGAAGCGGAAGAGCTCTGGGCGAAGGAATCTCCACAGCATTCCACCGATTCATTGCGGACACGCCAACTTCGCGCGGAAGCTCCGATCATCTAGTTTGCAAACGTATTGTTGATTCCCCACCTCACCCATCAAACTCGTCGCAGGATGAAGACGAGAGTGCGCGACCAAGTGCGCGCATGCTCCCTGCTCCAAGCAGCAGACCGTCGAGTTCAATAATTAACTATTGAGGTATTTATATGAAGAACTTGCAGGAAATGCTTGAGGAGCGGAAGCGCATCTCTCTGGATATGCGCGCAATCCTTGAGAAGGCCGACGAAGAAGCCAAAGGTGTCTTAAGTGACGATCAACGCGCGAAATACGACGAACTCTTCGGGGAAACCGAGAAGATTCGCGAGCGCGTAGAGCGTGAACAGAAGCAAGCTAACATCGAGAGGGCTTTAGAGCAGCCGCTCACACAGCGCGCCGATGTTTCAACCGCAACAACCACCGAAAACGGAAAGAAAGCAGAGCGAGGAATCGAACTGCTCCGTAGTTATATCCGCGGCGGTTTTGGTGGGATGAATGAGCTCGAACAGCGTGATCTTCAGGCCGGAAGCCTTGTCGAAGGTGGATCGTTCGTTGCCCCGCAGGAGTGGGTAAACGAAGTAATTAAGGCCGTCGATAACGCGGTGTTCATCCGCAAGCTCGCTCGTGTGTTCAAGCTCGCCCAGGCGGTTAGCTTAGGCGTTCCGACGCTGACAGCCGACCCTTCGGACGCGGATTGGACGACCGAGCTCGCAATGGGCAACATCGACACCACGATGAAGACCGGAAAGCGTGAGCTTAAGCCGCAACCGATGGCAAAGCAGATCAAGGTTTCGAACAACCTTATCCAGCACTCGGTAGTCAACGTTGAGTCGTTGATCGCAGAGCGTTTTGGATACGTGTTCGGAATCACCGAGGAAAAGGGTTTCTTGCTTGGAAACGGTGCTCAACAGCCGCTGGGATTGTTCACTGCAAACGCAGCGGGCATCTCGACTGGCCGCGACGTCTCCACGGATAACACCACCACGGCGATGACCTTCGACGGATTGAAGAACGCTCTCTACAGCTTGAAGGTGCAGTACCAAGCGAAAGCTCAATGGTTGCATAGCCGAGATGGCGTGAAGCAATTGTCGAAAATCAAGGACACCACGAACCAGTATATCTGGGAACCGTCGGTTGTCGTTGGAGCCCCAGACATGCTTCTCGGACGTCCGGTAAACCAGAGCGAGTACGTTCCAAGCGTGTTCACCACAGGTCTCTACGTGGGAATGATCGCCGACTTCTCGCAGTACTGGATCGCCGAAACCCTGAACTTCTACATACAACGTCTCGTCGAGTTGCATGCTCTGACCAACCAGGTCGGATTCATCGCTCGCGCTGAAGTAGACGGTATGCCGGTTTTGGAAGAAGCCTTCGCTCGTATCAAGCTCGCTTAATAACGAGTCTTGGTCTGACGTCTAGAAAGTTAATGGAGAAAGTATGTTTGATAAACACAACGAGATCGACGTAAAGCGGGCAATCTCGCCTGTTTCCGTCGCCGACAATACCGCGCAAGTAAGCCAGATCATCGACACCTCGGGGTATAATGCCCTTGAGTTCTTGATCGCGACTGGCTCGCTTGGAGATGCCGATGCAACCTTTGCTGTAACCGTAGATCACGGCGACGCTGCAAACTTATCAGATGCCGCCGCAGTGCCGGCCGCTGATTTGCTCGGCACCTTAGCCCAAGCAAGCTTTATCTTCTCGGACGATGATACGACCAAGAAGATCGGCTACAAGGGCGCGAAACGCTATGTCCGATTGACGATTACGCCGTCGCTGAATGCCTCGGCGGCTGTTCTTTCGGCTGTCGCGATGCTCCAACGGGCAGCGGTGTCATAAGTTAACAGCTGAGTTAGCCTGCGGGTGCAGTTTGGCCCGCAGGCGTTTTTCCTTTCGCGAGTTCAATTATGAGAATCAAACTATTTGTAGACGTTGCATGTCCCGAGGGACCTTTTAAGGCCGGGCAGATCGTCGAATTGCCAGAGCACATGGCCGACGCCTTAGTGAACGCCAAATACGCCGAGGCGTTCGAAGAGGCTGCTCCGTTGGTGGGTGGCGAGTCGTCGATTGCCGTAGCTGAAGGTGGAACTCCTACCGAAACAGCAGAGGCTCCTGCGGCTGGGAAATCTAATCGGAAGCGTCGCGGACAATGAGCTTAATTCTCGTTTCGGGACCAGCCGCCGATGAATTGCCGGTTTCTTTGCAGGAGATTAAGGATCACTGCAGAGTCTCCGGCGATGATGACGATACCTATCTCGGAAGCCTCCTGAAGGTTGCGAGCACGATCGCTGAAGATATCACACGCCGCCGTTTTCTCACGCAGACCTGGGACTATTTCCTCGAGGACTGGCCTTGTTCTAGTTACCTCGAGATTCCCTACCCAAAACTTCAATCTGTGACCACCGTAAAATACAAAGACGGCGCGGGCGCGCTGGTCACCTGGTCAAACTCAGAATACGAGGTGGATGCCAACGCGCACGTGGGCTCTGTTCGCCTTAACCCTGGTTTCACTGCTTGGCCTAGCCTCTATACAAATTCAACGGTCGACCGCGTTCAGATTAGGTTCGTTTGCGGATACGGCGCCGCGACGTTGGTGCCCGATCCGATCAAGCACGCGATTAAATTCCTCGTGGCCCTTTGGTACCGGGACCGGGAGCCGGTCGCCCTGGGCATGGCCGTGAACAAAATCCCGCTAACCTTCGATCTTCTTCTCGCTCCGTACCGAATTTATAATTTCGCTTGAGGTTAGCGATGGGGTACAACGCCGGCGCACTCGATCGAAGAATCACAATCCTCTCATTCACTGAAACCATAAGCGCTTCTCGCGAAGTACTTCAGGCATTTACTACTTTGGCCGTGGTCCATGCCGAATATAGGCCACTCAATTCGACAGAACGTTTCGGTGCTAACGCCGTCCGCGCTGAAAGGTCATGTAAATTTCGGATTCGATACCGCGACGACGTTACCCAGTTGATGCGCGTTCAATACGGGACGGAGATCTACCGGATCATTGCGATTAACGAAGTTGAGCGTCGCATGGGCTTGGAATTGACCTGTGAGGCGGTGCAATGAGCAATGACGGGCCGAAGGTAGATGCCTCCCACCTCAAGAACGCGCTCCGTGAACTCGGCGCTAAGGGGGCAAAGAAGGCGCTACAAAACGTCTTCAGAAAGTACGTCAAAGAGATCCGAAACAAAGCACTCGCGAAGGTTCCAGTCAAAACCGGAAAGCTGAAAGATTCTTTGAAAGTAAAACTTAAATTCAACAAGACCGGATACATTCAAGCGCTAGTAACAGCCGGGAGTAATGTCTTCGATAAGAGCGAGCAGAAAAAACTTGGGCATAGGGGAGCCTTCTACGCTGGCATGCAGGAGTACGGGTTCACGGACCGCGGCGGCAAAGAACACGAAGGTAAGTATTTTCTAGCGGAGGCGCTCGAGGAAGTGACCCCGGCGATCGAAGAGGGAATAGCCAAAGAGCTCGAAACCGAAATCGAGAGGTTAAAGAATGCCTAGTATTTACGAAGCTCTGGCAGGGATTGTACTAGCCGATGCCACCATTGCGGGGCTCATCGGAACCCGCATCTACCACGAGAAATCCCCGGACCGCCCAACTTTTCCCAGCATAGTATTTGAAGAGGTCGGTAACAGAGCCGCTCAATCACGGGACGGATTCTCCGCGCTTCGCTTCGCAGATTTCATTTTCAATATCTACGTCGACGAGGGCTCGAAATCGACTAACGGCGAAACTCTAAAAAATAAATTGCTTCGCGTCCTCACCGGCATGCAAGGGTCTTACTCGGGAGTGGATATTCATGGAATATCGTTCGAGGACGACAATATGTCCTGGCTCGACGCCGATCAGGTTTGGGCGATCGAGCAGAGTTATTTAGTTCAATACATTCAACCCGACTAGGAGGGAACCATGCCATCTTCAGCAGTAGCAGGATATAGAGCCAAACTTAGGCGCGGCGACAGTGGCGTTGGTGCCTCAGTTATCGCATCGCGGACCATCGGAACAAGCAACTCGCAGATTAAATTTTATGCTGCCCTTGCGGGTGCTGCAGGGAATAGCCTGCTCACCGAAATAGTGGTGGCCGGACTCAGTACGGCCTTGACGGTCGTCATGGGGACCAACAAGGTTACTGTTAACTCAGCGACCGACGGCGCTGGCGCGGCGACATCTAAGATCAACGACATCATCGCGAAGTGTTATCAGACGGCAGGCTTCGATGCATTATTCGACGCTGATTCTGGTGCCGGCAACGGTACTGGTACGCTGGCTGCAGCGGCCGCTCTTGCCAACTTGGCCAGCGGTTCAGACGGTGGTGAAGCGTTCGTGACGATAGCGGAGGTTAAGGGGCTCGGTGGACCAAACCAAAGCATGTCCCCAATCGAAGTGACCAATGTAGATTCTGCCGGATGGCGTGAGTTCATCGGTGGCTTGAAGGATGCTGGAGAGGTTACTTTTCAGATTAATTTCATTCCGAATTCGTCTCAGCACCGCCAACTCTTGGCGGACCTGGGTACAGATCCAGCGCCGCAAATCAACTACCGCATCGAGTTCAACAACACGGCGGGATCGATTCTTCTCTTTCCGAAATGTCTCGTGACCAATTTCAGCGTGACGGAAGAGCTTGAAAGCTCCGTGATGGCGAGCATCACATTGCGTCCTTCCGGACAACCTACTTGGACGGTGTAGCGCATGAGTGACAATGAACTCTGGCCGACAGTCGAAGTCGAGTGGGAAGGGAAAAAGTATACCTGTAACCTCGATTTCGGCTGGGCTTATCGCCTGGACGTTAAATGCGGCGTCAACGTTCTCGACTTTGGTAACCTCACCGAAAAAGCACAGGGTCCCAAGGATTACGTAGGCTATGTATTTGCCGCTCTCAGCGAGCACCTACCACAGCTCACGCCCGACCTCGTCGCTAGCAAAAAAGGTAAGGCTGTGGTCGCTGAAGGAATCAAGATTTTCGCCGCGTTCATCGCCACACTGGCTCCAGCAGACGCAAAAAAAAAGAGCGAGCCGGTAGTCCCCTAAAGCACTTTGATTGGGCCGGGATGTGGGCTGTTGCCGTCTACGATCTCGGCCTTTCAACGGAACAATTCTTTCAGCTTAATCTTCGAAAATTCAATGCGCTCGTGGAGCGATTCGAGAGCGAGCAAGAGCGTGCCGACTTTCGTGCCGCGCAAATCTGCTCAGTTGCTGCGAACATCATGGGCAAAAAAGAGGACGGGACACCATTCGGTCCCGGAGATTTCTTCCCCTCATTGAGAAGCGTTGATGGGACCAATCGTCGAGAGATGAGCGGGGAAGAAATCATGAACGGCCTGCTGATGCTCTATCCACGCGATAACCCGCACTAAATCAATTACTTATCAGGTAAGCCGTAAAACCTAGCCCTTTAGGGCTAGGATATAAGGCTTTGATTGTTAATATATTCTTTTAGCACTTCCAACGAAGCTCCTCCACAACTCCCGACGAAGTAGGAGGGACTCCAAAGATGTTCTCTGTGAGTCGTACCTTTTAAAGCTGGATAGTCCCTTCTCAGTAATCTACTACTTACTCCCTTAAGGCTATTAACTAGAGAGGAAAGAGAATGTTTTGGTGGATATTCCACATGCAGATGAACATGATCACCTTCACCGTTACACTCAATAAGCTCAGCCTCGAACTTGTCACAAACATCGGCAAAGATATCTTTCATCATTGCAACGTGTTTCGCCTCAAATACTTTACGCCTGTACTTGGTAACAAACACCAAGTGACAGTGAAGGGCATAGACGCAATGATTACTTATCTTAATTTTAGTTGACGTGCTCATTGACCTAGCGTACATTTGTATAATGGCCAAGTCAATGAAAACTTTTCAGTTTAGAATTAAAGACAGTAAGTGCTTTAAGCAACTAGAAAAACACGCTAGTGCTGTAAATTTTGTCTGGAACTATTGCAACGACATCTCTCAGCAATCGGCTAAAAAAAGAGCATCTGGATCAAATAACAGGTGGATATCTGAATTTGATCTAAATTACCTGACCGCAGGAACATCTAAAGCTTTAGGGCTAAACGCTACCACTATTCAAAGCATTGCTGGCGAGTTTGTAGACAAGAGAAACGCTAGAAAGAGACCTCGCTTAAAGTGGAGATCGTACAAGAAAAACCTCGGATGGATACCTGTAAAAGCTGGCGGTATATCCTTCAAAGACGATAGCTTTAAGTATTGTGGTAAGGCGTATCGTTTCTGGAAGTCCAGAAAAATTGAAGGTAAGGTTAAGACTGCATCAATCACACAGGACGCTCAAAAGCGATGGTACGTCAACGTAACCTGTGAAATACCAGAATGTGACACAACTAAATCCACATCAACAATCGGTGTAGATTTAGGTCTCAAGGATCTAGCTGTTTGCTCAGATGGTTGCATCATTGAAAACCCAAGAACACTAAGAAGATATGCCGATAAACTGGCAGTAGCTCAAAGAGCAAAGAAGAGAAAACAAGTTACAAAAATTCACGCAAAGATTAAGAACGTGCGTAAAGATTTTCTGCACAAAGCTTCTACGGCACTCGTCACGAAGCACAAACAAATTTTCGTTGGTAACGTGAGCAGCTCCAAACTCGTAAAAACCAAAATGGCGAAATCCGTTTTGGATGCAGGATGGAGCATGTTCAAGACAATGCTTAAATACAAATCCATTAGGATTGGTGTTGACTACCAAGAGACCGACGAAAGGTACTCTACTGTCACTTGCTCAGATTGCTTCGCAAGAAGCGGCCCGAGTGGACTAAGTGCTTTAGGGATTAGGGATTGGGTATGTTCAAAGTGTGGTAGTCAGCATCTACGAGATGTAAATGCAGCCAAGAATATTCTCAATTTCGCTCTGGGACATCAGAGTCAGTCAGTGGAATCCCCTGCCTTTAGGTAGGGGAGGATGTCAACCTTCTTTACGCCTGTTCACGGTGAACGCATGAAAAACTATCAAATAATCTTAAGCCTCGTGGGCGTTGCGCTTGTGGGTGTTTTTTTGATTCTTTTTTACGACGGCTACATCGGCTTCCGGAAAATGCAGGATCGGATTCGGGCCGCTGACTCACGAAGCCGCAAAGCAATTACATTGCAGTTCGTAGAGAAACTCGCAGCAAGAGATCCGGTTGAGAGTACCACATTCCAACTCCAGGAACTTTCGAAGTGCATAGCCGTGTATAAGCAAGTGCACGGAGTATTCCCGTCAAAAGTTTCTGATGTGCACCATCTCACCCTTGAGGGCAACTGCGGCTTTCTAATGAGAGATGTCGACGCGTGGCAGACACCGATCGAGTTCACTCACGGCGACGGAACCTTTCAATTGGCTAGCCTTGGGTCGGACCGAAAACCCGGCGGGGAAGGCTTATCGCAAGACATCATCATCTCGCGCTCAATTAAAGCAAACGAATAGGGGCTTTTAGTTCCCGTTGCTACGATTAACTCGATTAAACATCGAGAAGCTCGCAGCGCATGAAGAAGAAGGGGTCCAAAGAATACCTAATGTGGGTGGAACTCCGTGGAACGACGGAGAAATTCTCCCAGGACATGAATAAAGCCGTAGGCCAAGTTACTAGGGCCGAACAGCAAATTACAGGGCTCGCTCGAAACATCCAGAAGGTATTCCACGCCGCATTAGTCATTGGCGGCGTTGCGGCAATTAGCAAACTGACGTCGCAGCTTGGGAAACTCGCCGAGCAGGGGGAAGTTGCTGGTTCGATAGCAGATGGGTTCCACCGTCTAGGCGGCAGTTCAGTAGAAATCGAGAAGGCCAGACGTGCAGTGCTCGGCATGGCCGACTCTTACGACCTGATGCAAATAGCGAACAAAGGTCTCATAGCCAACCTTCCAGGATGGAATGAATCGTTCGCCTCGATAGCAGATTTGGGAGCGCGGGTTGCAGATGTCCTGAACCAAGACACGACACAATCAATCGAGCAGCTTTCAGACGCAATCATTCGTGGCCAGTCGAAAGCTCTCATACCCCTCGGCTTCACATTCACCGACACCGCGAACAAAGCACTAGTTTCTGCCGAGGCGCTGAGACAACTGCCGGAAGTTCTTTCACGTCTTGCTCCCGCCACCGACTCGGTTGCCAACGCGCAGACTGCGTTTAACAAGGCGCTGGGCGAGGCAGTTAAAGAAGTTGGTATCGCGATCAACGAGAACGAAACGCTTATACTCGCGTGGCGCGAGCTGGAGGCAGCGGTCAAATCCATCGATTGGAAGGCCATTGGCGACGATATCGCGTCCACTGCAGGGATATTCGCGAATCTTACAAGCACAGTGCTACCGCACGTAACAGCAGCCTTCCAAGGTTGGGCCTACGAAGTCGATAAACTCTTCGGGAACGGGGCGAGCGGTCAGCAGAAGCGTCTCCTCGACGAGATCCACCATCTCGAGGGAAACTTAAAATCTCTCGATTCTTGGAAACCTGCAAACCTTGTCGCATGGCTAATCGGTCAGCACGGGAGCACAAGGGACACGACTCTTCAGCAACTTGAAGCCAAGCGCAAAGCTCTTCTTGAGATCGTCCACGCAACGAACGCCTTCGATGGAGGTCCTAGCAATGAACCCAACTTCAAGCCCCTCCTGGGGGCGGACCCGGAGGAAGCGAAAAACAAGGGCCGACAAGTCGTCAAGGATGTCAAAGAGGCACAAAAGGCTGCGGCAGTTGAGGTTAGCGACGAGTGGGCTGAGCAGCAGAAGAGAGCCCACCGAGAATCGGTTCAATTCTGGGAAAGCACATTCCAGAATGCGATCACCGGCATGACATTCGATCTCGAGGATGCGTTAAAGCAAGCCGCTGTAGGATTTGCATCCGAGATGGCAGCCTCGTTTACTGGCTTGAGTTTCGAAGGTGGCATTAAGGGCTTCGGATCCAAACTCGCCGAAAGCATTTTCGGTACTGGTGCGGGATTGCTAGGACGACCCGAAGGCGTCGCGGGCCCTCTCATGGAAAACGGATCGTTCATGGGGATGGGGGCCGCCATTAGCTCGTTCGTTCCAGCCGCGGCCGCAGCAGTAGGTACGTATCTCGCCGGACGATCACTCCAAGACTTGATCCACGGTAAAACCGACAATTCGCTGCAGGGTATCGCTGGTCGCGCGCAGCTAGCTATTTTATCCAGCGGGGTCTCTGAAGTCGCTCGACTGTTCTCGGCGTTCGGCGGATCCAATGCTGGACACGATGCACGTAAAAACGTGGCAGGCTTCATTGAGAATGCGACCGGGAAAGATTTTAAGGTCGGTGCGTCATCGAAGTTCGATACCGATGATGGCTTCGCCGCGCTCCGCAAACTCGACAAAGAGACACAGGATTTTTTCAAAGGGTTCGGGCAGGTTCTGACATCGGTTGTCGGAGTCGGTTCAGATGCCTCGGAGCAGATTGCTTCGCTCTTGGTTGAGAACACCGACGGTAGCGTTAACAAAGCGAAGGCGATGTGGAAGAGCCTCGGAATGAGCTTTGAGGATGCGCAGGAAAAAATAATCGCGCTCGGTATCGAAGCCGGAAAAACGTGGGATCAAATAGAAGGCGAGATTGCTGCAGCGGAGCGTTTATCAAGACCCGGTCGTGATGGCAAGGGAGACTACGTCGGCGCTTTCCAGGACATCATCGACAGCAATGCGAAAGGTATGGAGGCCACGAACGCGGTCGTCTCGAACGGCATTGAGGCTGCAGAGAAGCAATTCAAAAACTTCGAGGAATGGAAAGCAGCACTCAAGACCCAGTTTGCTCCAGAGCAAGTTGATATTTTCTTCCAAGCTTTATCGCAGCGCGGCGTAACTAATTTTGACCAGCTCGAGAACGCATCCGTTCGGACATCGGGAGCAATTATCGCGGATATGAAGAATCTCGGGTTCGCGTTCGAGGACGTCACTGCGAAGATTAAAGAGGCAGAACTCGCGATGCGCGATTTAACCAGCAGCTCTCCAAATAATGTTGAAGGCGTAGATATTCCAAAGTTCGGGAAAGGCGGCATTGTCACACGACCCACACTCGCGATAGTCGGCGAAGCTGGCCCTGAAATAATCATGCCGATGAACAAACTTTCCGGAGCGAACCCGGCCATGCGCGCTGCCGGCGGCGGGGGCATGGTAGTCAACATCGACGCTCGAGGGGCTGCGCCCGGTGTCGACCAAGCAATTCTCCGAGCAATGCGCGAAGTAAGCGAAGCCTCAGTCGCACGCGGAATAAATAACTTTGTGCGAACGCAGTCGCGCGGAGGACGCGGAGTATGACGATTTCCTTTCCGCTTACGATGCCAACTGTGCCGGGCCCAGTCTCTCTCGAGTGGCTCATGGACACACGCATCGCGCGCGCTGAATCAACGTTCACCGGACTAGTGCAAAAGCAGAAGCACGCTGCGCAGAAGTGGTACGTGAACATAACCCTCCCTCCTATGAGCGGCGCGAACGCAGCGGAGTGGATCGGTTTCCTTTTGTCGCTTAACGGTCCGGAAGGAACCTTCCTGCTCGGCGATAACCTTGCAAAGACGCCTCGAGGCGGCGCGGGCGGAGCTCCAAAGATAAACGGCGCCAGTCAGGTCGGAGGTGCACTTATCACAGATGGATGGGACGCTTCGCAAACAGGCATTCTCAAAGCTGGAGATTTTATTCAGCTCGGCACGCGGCTCCACCGCATAAAAAAAGACGCAGATTCTGACGGCAGCGGCAACGCTACTCTCGATATTTGGCCAGACATTCGAAGCCCGTCGCCGGCAGACGATGACACCATCATCACGCAAGGGTGCAAGGGAATCTTCGAACTCGTGGAGAACTTTACTGCGCTCTACAAATGGGACGCTAGCAAGGTATACGACATTGCCTTCCAAGCGGTTGAGGCGCTCTAGCGATGACGAGAGCACTCTCGGCCGGGCTGATTTCCGAACTCACGGCCTCGCTGTGCAGACCCATCATGTTATTCGAAGGCGTCTTCGAATCCCTCACGCTCAGACTCTCCACTGGTAACGGCGACATTTCGTGGAACGGAGAAACGTGGCTGGGTAATGGCTGGCTACGCGAATGGAGCGGACCTCAAGAGTCGGATGATTTCGCCAAGAATAATCTTGAAATTATTTTAACTGGTGTACCCGAACTGATGCTCGCGCTGATCATGGCTGGCATCAAGCAGGGCGCGGCCGGGAAGTTTTATTTCGGAATGCTCAACGCCGCCGGCGCAGTGATCACATCGCCATATTTACTTTTTGAAGGGAAGCTTGACGTGCCGGTTCTCGATGAAGGCCAAGAGGATTCTCAAATCACTCTCACGTATGAAAACGAGTACACGTCCGTCAATCGTTCAAAGGAATCGCGGTGGGAGCCAGAAACACAGAAGATGTTCTACCCCAGTGACCTCGGGTTTCAGTACGTAACAGCAACGCAGGAGTGGAACGGAACCTGGGGTCCGAAGAAGCAGGAGCCCCGAACGAAAAATAAATCTACAAAGCCCAAGAAAAAGCGCGGAAGTAAAACGTGACTGCATTAACTCTTAAAGAGCTTACCACCAAGTATCCCGTAAAAAAGGAGGAGGTGCAGCGCTATATTCGTAAGCACAAGCTCAGGAACACACATTCAGTGCGAGTGCGTGTGCGTGAAAGGCTAGCGGCGCGTAAGGCTTCGCAAGAAACCGGACGCGAGTACTCGTACAAGTCAGCAAGCGCTCCGTGGCAGGTGATTTATGGAAAGGCGCGCCTTGGGGGAATGTTTGCGTTCATTCATTCCACGGCGAACAACCTCAATTTGAACCTCGTGCTGCTGCTCGCCGGTCACGAAATCGAATCTATAGACCGAGTTTTCTTAGACACTGATGAGGTGCTTTTCGGCGCCTCTCCTGATCCAAGATGGTCGACGCAATTCAAAGTGGCCGACGGAACTCTTCGCACTGCCAGCCACAAAGTGTTCATGGCCGCTGGTCTTGGCGCACCGGGGCAAGCCGCGCAGGGAGATCTGATAGGTCAGTCCCCGGACAAGTGGACGGCCGCTCATACCCTTTCGAACCACGCGTATGCGTACCTGATTCTCGTTCACGATGCGGCGTTGTTTCCCGATGGCCTGCCCGAAATCGGGTTCGAGGTGAAGGGAAAGAAGTGTTACGACCCGCGCTCTACGCTCACAGTGTGGACGGACAATTCTGCTCTTATCTGGGCGGACTTTTTAATGGACACGAAGATCGGCTTCGGCGTTCCGTTCGCTAAAATTGATATGACGCAGCTTTCTGCTGCGGCGAATATCTGCGACGAAACCATAACGCTGCAGGGCGGGGGAACCGAGAAGCGATACACGTTCAACGGGTACTTTGATACCTCAGAAGACCAAGAGTCGATTCTCGAACAAATTACACAAGCAATGAGCGGAGTCTCTATTTTTAGTGGTGGACTCTGGAAGATTAAACCGGGAGCGCACACCTCGTCGGTGGTAACTCTCACGGATGACGACTGGCTATCGCCGCTGCAGGTTCAAATCAAAGCTCCACGCTCAGAAAACTTCAACGCGATCAAGGGCACGTATGTAGCCTCTGACAGGAATTGGGAGGAGCGAGAGTTTCCGCTCGTGAAGAATGATTTTTACAAGGCTCAAGATAATAACGAGCTTGTAATTGAGGACATCCAACTACCGTTCACAATTTACCCGGCGGCCGCGCAACGCATCTCCAAGATTGAGCTCGAGGATGTTCGCCAAGGAATTACTGTGGCCGGCAGAGCAAAGCTAAAAGCGTTTCAAGCTGAAGTCGGTGACACGGTCGACATCACGCGTGCGCGGTTCGGATGGAGTGCAAAACTCTTTCGAGTACTTGAGTGCGAGCTCACTATCGAACTGGACGATTACAACGCTCCCGTTTTCGGCGTCGAGCTACTGTTGAAGGAAACCGCTGCAGGAATCTGGAACTGGAATAATGGCGAAGAAACAAATATCGACCTCTCGCCAAACACAAATCTCCCGAGCCCCTTTAATGTCGCAGCGCTTACCGGCCTTACCCTATTAAGCGGAACCACTGAGCTCTACATTCGATCCGACGGCACCGTATTCTCTCGCATCAAGGTTTCTTGGACACCGATCACTGACGCATACGTAACGTCCGGCGGCCGCGTCGAGATTCAGTACAAACAGACCGCGGTCGTAGATTGGAGTAACGCCACGCCTGTTAACGGCGACCAGTCGTTCACTCACATTCTTGATGTGCAAGATGGCGCTGCTTACGACGTCAGAATACGCGCCGTCAACGCAGCGCAAATTCCGAGCGCTTATAGTTCTGTTAGCGGGCATGTCGTCATCGGGAAAACGGCGCCTCCATCTCAAGTTGAGCAACTCTACGCGCAGCTTGCCGGCTACAGCATCATTCTTTCATGGCCGGCTATAATGGATCTCGACGCGGACCTATATGTGCTGAAAGTGGGTTCACCGAGTGATAGCTGGGAAAATGCGGTTTTCATCCAAGAGGTCCGAGGAACGACATACACCTACGACCTTCAAGAAGCCGGAACGTACCGATTCTTTATTAAGGCAGTAGATACATCCAGAAACTCGAGTATCTCCGCGCAGGTCGTAAACGTCATTATCGGCGCGCCGTCACAGGTGAGCGTAAGCCAAACGATATCGGGTCCAAATGTTGTCCTTGCGTGGAGCGAGGCGGTGAGTAATTTCGCAATTGCTCAATATGAAATCACTGCCGGCGAGGTTTACGAGACTAGTACTCCTATCGCCAGTGTGAACGGCACGACTCACACGCGGAAGGTCGACTGGGGTGGAGTCCGGCGCTTTTGGGTCGCCGCGCGCGACGTAGCGGCAAACCTTGGCCCTGCGGGCAACGTAGATATCACGATCGTCATTCCAACCGCCGTGCAGGCATTAATCGCAACACCGATCGACAACAACGTTAAGCTAATCTGGGAAGGCCCCACGTTCGCGACGTTGCCCATAGAGCGTTACGAAATTAGCAGGGGGGCGACGTATGCCGGTGCCGTTCTTTTGGGCGAGGTGCGCGGAACTATCGCCGTATACCCTGAACTGACAGCGGGAACATACATCTATTGGCTCGTCCCTTTCGATACGGCCAACAACGCCGGTCACGAAAAGGGCGCGAGCGCAGTAGTAACGGCACCGCCGGATTATCAGTTGTTAGATGACCAAGAGCTCGATCCGAGTGACGGCACTTTCTCAAACGTAATTATTCAAGACGACATTATTCAGATTTCGAACGTGGTCGTTAACCCGATAGAAATTCAGGACATCATCGCCAACCCTGGAATGGGGCTGCAGACAACGCAAAAAAGCTTGGCGCAGCTCAACGCAGAGGTCCCGCCGAAAAACCCACATGGGCTGCCCTCAGAGGCGGAAGTGTTTCGAATTCAGTGGCCCGAGATTAATACCGGGAACGCAAGCTATGACTGGACCATCGTGGACGCGATGGTGCGAAACGCGCGAACATCAAATCAGCGGATTACCTGCCGCATAATAACAAACGACGAGGCGAACAATCCGTCGGGAAGCTGGTGGCTGCAAGCCTTCGCGGGCGTCGCTGGGAGCGGCACGCCTGGCTGGATCTATAAGGCGATTGACGACGGTGGCCTGATAGATCAATGGGCACCGGACTTTGTAAACACGGTCGTCCGCACGAAGTTCCAAGACTTTCTCGCAGCTCTTGCAGCACATGAAATTGACGGCATTCGGTTCGATACGCATCCGAACATCGCCGTGTGGGACACGGGCGTGTGGGGACTCTATGCCGAGAACCATTTCAGCGGCGCGATGATTTCTCCCGCGTATACCACAGAGGTTCCGGAGCCGAGCCAATCTACCCAGGAATGGATAGTTGATCAAATCTTCGCGACCTTCTCCACCAAGGAAATAATTGCCGTCGTCGATTCCCTCCTTACGCTCAACTACACCGTAAACACGAAGGGCGGCGGTGTGCGTGCCGACGGCGTCGGGAATCCGTGGCATATGAACGAGCTCTACGTCGACCGCTACGCAGAAGCGAACCTCGCCAACGCGTGGCAATTTGCGAATGTTGAGTTCGAGCCCTACGGAACAATTCAGAGTTGGGTCAGCAACGGTTGGGACGTTCAAGGCATTCTGAACTGGATGCTCGACCGCCACATCATGGCATTCAACTCAAAGAACAGCGCGTTTAACCCTCCGGCGGCTGTGGTGAACATGTTCATCGAGTTTGTCCGACGTATGGGATACCGGCACGTAATTCGTTCTCTGCAGCACGCGCAGACTATAAACGTGAACTCGTCCTCGCCGTTTATCATGCAATGGAAGAATGCCGGCGTCGCGCGTTCGCACTACGGCCACAAAGTCGCGCTCAAATTTGCGAAGGCGAACGGACCGGAACATGTCGCGCTAGGAGAGGCGGCAAGCTTTCTCCCCGGCGACTCCGAGATCATACAAAACGTTACGCTGCCGACTTATCTCACATCCGGCACCTACACCGTATCCGCCGGCGTCGTTCATCCAACCACGAGAGACACCGAGGTTAAGCTCGCTATTTCCGGTCGCGACACTCAAGGCTGGTATCCGCTCTCGAGCATTCAAGTGGTGAATGCGTCGCCTCAATTCTCGCCACTAAAGTATCCATCAATCGGGATCAAGGGAGCTTATTTTGTTGCGAGTGCCGGCACGATCGTAACCAAGGCGACCCAAGCTGCGGCAACGTGGGACGACGTACTAGAGGAATGGCAAGACCAGACGGGGAATAGCCGACACCTTGAAATGCTCACGGCTACTAAGAAGCCGCAGCTCAAGCAAACTACGATTAACTCGCTGGCCGGAATTCTCTTCGACGGCACCAACGACTTGTTCCTTGGCAATACTCAATTCAGAAACATGCTCTCAAAAGTTGCGAGAGCGAAGATTTTCATGGTGATGCGCTGCCTCACGCAGAACAACGATAACCATATTCTCTCATTCGGCGGCCGCGCCCGAATGCTTGACTTCGGGACAGCCCCGACCATGAACTACAATATCGGTGGTCGCCGTCTCGATGCCGATTCTTTCTACAGCCAGTCCAGCGTGGTCACACATGGTAACAACGTGACCCAGTTACGAACGTTAGATTTCAACTGGGGTGGCCACTCAATGGATCTCTTTATCGATGGCTCGAAGGGCACGGCGGTCGTAACCGTTCCGAATTGGTTAACTGCCGGTCAAACCTCCGACACCGATATAGCGTGCGGAGTGGGGGCGAACTCCCTCGGTGCCGCAGACTTTACCAATATGTGGCTCTGCGAATTTATCATCGCGGTCCAGGAGTCGGCGACCGATCCGTTCCTTAGCACGGCCGATGTAAACGAAATCGAGTCAGCTCTTGCATCGAAATACGGACTAACCATAGCGCCCTAATTTGACATACTCCCCCTCTTTTAAGAGGGGGATTCTAGGTGAGAATATTTATGCAATTACACACAAACATTATCAGAGCTAAGTTTGACGCTTCTACCTTGATTGCCTCGAAGAACCGAAGTTCTCTTTGGTCTTACGCCAAGTCCACGTCCTTTCACGGTATGTCCTACCGCAAGAATGTTTTTAGCTGCATTGACATCTCTGTCATGCAGCTTCTTACACTCTGGACAAGTCCACTCTCTGATGTCGAGAGGAAGTTTTTCCACAATGTAAGAACATTCATTACAAGTCTTAGAGCTTGGAAAGAATCTGTCTATTACCGCCAGTTCCTTACCATACCACTTAGCCTTATATTCGAGCATGTTTCTAGCCATATCAAAGGAAGCATCAGACAAACTTCTAGCAAGCTTTCTATTTCTGACCATTCCTCTGACATGCAGATCTTCTATGCAAATGGTGTCGAATCTCTTGACCATATCCAAAGAAAACTTATTAAGGTTGTCTTTCCTGCAATTTGCAACATGCTCGTGTATCCTTGCTACTTTAATCTTTTGAAGTTTCCATCTATTAGAGCCTTTAGTTCTTCGACTAAGAATCTTTTGAGCTTTTGCAAGCCGACTAAGATTAGCAGCAAGATATCTAGGGTTAGAGATGGTTTCTCCATTAGACAAAGTAGCGAGTCTATTGATCCCAAAATCAATCCCTATACTCTCGGTAGTTTTTGGAAGGGCTATTTTATCGGGTTCGTCCAGGCACAAAGTGACAAAGTACTTTCCACTACAGCTCTTGGTTATCGTAACCGTAGTAGGAATACTCTGAAACACTCTGCTCCAGACAACCTTTATTTGCCCAACCTTACTAAGAGTAAGGATCTTATTTTGAGAATTGTATTTGAACGCCTTGCTCGTGTACTCAGCGGATTGCTCACCGGACTTTTTCTTAAATCGAGGATACTTAGATCGCTTATCAAAGAAATTAACAAAGGCTACTTGAAGATGTCTTATAGCTTGCTGAGGGGGAACACAGGAGTTTTCAAGCGCCCACACAGTTCTATGTCTTTCCCTTGTCCACTCAGCAGAAGCTTTATGGTAGTTGGGTTTTCCACCCTCTTTGAAAGTTCTCCCCCACCAATTAAGCGCGAAATTGTAAGCATACCGAGAGACTCCAAAATCTTTAGAGAGAGCAATCCTTTGTTGCTCGTTGGGGTAGGCTCTAAATGTATATCTTACTTTCACAAGTTAAGTATGTACTTTGTGACTTGTTTGTGCAATAGTTTTTTATTAACTTTTTTGAAAAGGACGGTTTTTCCTCCCCTACCTAAGGGAAGGGGTCTCCAAACCGAAGATCTGCGATGACGCAGAAACCTCGAATCATAGCACCGGTGTTCAGGGAGAAGTGGGGACAACACTATTCGTCTCGCGGGTGGAACAACGACAGCGCTGCAATCAACGCTGGATATCCCGTTTTCGCTCAACCCACGGCGTTCTTTGGAACCTGGGAGAAGGTGATCGATTACGGGACGGTCGTAAACGCGAGCCTTATTCGGCTTAGTTTTGTCCGACGCGACGTTTTTGGCAGCCTGGTTCTTAAGGTTAAGCTCGCGTATTCCACTGACAGCATCTCGTGGACCGAGCAAACGGACGTAATGCAGATTTACGGTGTTAACTTTCGATACGTAAGGGTGCGCTTCGAGTTCGGCAATCTCCCTTCTGGAACTCCGATGGGACTACTCCTTGCGATTACCGTGGAAGCCGGTGGCGTTTCTTCAGACAAGGACATTCTAAGCCTTGAGGACATTCGCGTGCGACTAGACGTCAAGGAAATAGACGACGGCGGAATGATGACTGCAAACGCCTCGGACGTTTCAGGTACGCATGTTAATTTCAACAAAGTGTTCGTTGACGTGCGGGACTTAGTCCTCTCGCCAATGGGCCGCGACGCATTCAACCTGCCGTTTCAGTACGCAGTAATATTTGTTGATGCACCGAATCCGACTGGGTTTGAAGTGTTTGTTTGGGACAGCGCGGGGGTACGAGCCTCGCCGACCTGCTCATGGAGAGCGAAGGGAGTTTAAGTGGTCGACTGGAATAAGCCTGATATCGATGATTTTCGTGATGACGTTCTCGACTTTTTGAACGATAAAATCGAACACGTCGCGAAGCAAGACTACGGCTCAGACACGAACATTCCAGTCGGCTCCCGACGAAGGAACCCTGGCACGGGATACCCGGAGTCATGGAACGGGACCGTCTGGACCGTTGAGTCATGGGTCCAAACTATTCTGGACCATATCGCAAACGTAGCTCTTCACTCCGGCGTCCCCGTCGGCGCGATGATCGAGTGGGGCGGAACAATAGCACCGCCTCCTTCAGGCTGGTTGGTTTGTGATGGTACCGCTATCTCTCGCGCGACTTACTCAGCTCTTCACACTGTGCTTCAAACGGCCGGCTACCCATTCGGTGCCGGAGATGGTTCTACAACTTTCAACCTTCCCGATTTCCGCGGCAAGAGTCCGTTGGGTAAAGCTGCCTCGGGAACCGGTAACACGCTGGGCCAAACCTTTGGTGCTCTCGATCATTCGCATTCGATGCCGAACCATATCCATGCAATCGCTGCTCATTCACACGCGATGGATCACCGCCACCAAGGTGGCTCACACCTACATGCTCAAACAGCGCATCAGCATGGCGTGGCTGGGCATTATCACGATGCCCAGGGTGCGGGTGCCACCATAAACATCAATGGCGCGGGCTCTCACAGTCACAACATCCAGACTAACCAAACCGGGGGGTCAGGGAACGCAAATCGAGCGCTGCAAGCTACCAACACGCAGCTCGATAACATGACGACCCTCAACGATGCTTTGTCGAATCACGTTCACCCACATGGAAACGTAGTCGGTTCTGTTGGAAATCGTTCTGGGAACGTAAACGGCGATGCAGCCTTTAACACCGACAACGGAAACTCTGGATCAGTGAATACCGCCGCGGCTGGTGTTGTAGATACGACAAATATTTCAGCAAACGTTTCTGGGTCCGGAGTGAATACCGCCGCAGTTGGCCTCTCTACGAACCTCGACGGAGCGACGACAACTGGAACGAATAACCACCGCTGCTTAACAGTCCACTACCTGATCAAAACGTGAGGAAGTTATGAAGTTCAGAAGTTTACTATCCTTAGTACTTGTCGCTCTCATTCCGCTTAGGACTTTCGCCGCGGACAATATCGCGGTGTCGCCAGGCTCGGGTGCCGTGGTCGCCGCTGATGAGCGTACCCGAAATGGCATCGTTGAAAAGCAGCAAGTCGTGGTCCTCGGACTCGGGGCTGAAGGTACGCACGACGGGTTCGCGCTCATGGGGCAACAGACGATGGCGAACAGCCTCGCATGCGTGCTCCCCTCTGATCAGACCGGAATTCCACATAAAGCTGCCGCCACCGGAGGCTACACGCCTGGCAAGCTAATCTCTGCTGGGTCGACGAACGCCACCAACATCAAGGCTTCAGCCGGCACGCTCGGGTTTTTGACTGTAGGAAACATCAACGCAGCTCAGCGGTATCTGAAATTCTATAACAAAGCTTCCGCTCCGACTGTAGGAACGGATGTCCCCGTGCTGGTGTTCATTGTTCCAGGAAACACGGCAGGCACTGGATCTAATGTTCCGATTCCAGCACCCGGTATTAATTTCTCCACGGGCATCAGCTTCGCAATTACGACCGGCGTTGCAGATAACGACACTGGCGCTGTCGCCGCCAACGAAATCACCGTGAACTATGGCTACAACTAAGCTGCTTAAGCTTCTTGGGGTGTCTCTAGTTTTGCTACTAGCGCCGTCGCTCGCCTTCGCTACGCCGCAGAATTACACGGGCTTTGAGCTCGGAGTTACGAGTACCGCGGCTGAATCAAATCTAAACGGAGGCACCTTCTCCATTCAGGGCACTACCAAGCGGACCGGTGCTTTTGCCCTAGAAACTAATCCCACCACAACGGCAGTCGGGTGGTGGGGCTATGCATTAAACGGTACAAATGGCGTCCCGACGACATTCTCACTCTCTGATATCTATGTGCGCTTTGCCTTTCGCTATGCGACTAAAGCCTCGAGTAACTCCGAGGAAATATTCGGCATCAGAAGGTCCGCAGGTGAGCAGGCAACTCTGCGTCTGAACAGCTCGGGGTTCATAGAATTGTATCAAGACGGTGCCACGACACTGGTGACCACCGGAACCGCAGCGCTCAGTGCTGGAACTTGGTATTTCATCAAGGTAAGAATTCAAACAAGCGCCACTGGAGCGTATACCGTCGGTCTTTACGACGCGAGCTGTACCTTGACTGAGAACCTCACCGGCACAGCAAACTTTGGAACAGCAAATTCGGAAGGGGTACGGTTCGGCAAAATTACAGATCGAAACGGCAACACCGTTGATTATTTCTATGACGATGCTTTAACCGACAACGCTTCCATGCCGGACTGCGGAGCAAACTTGGCGATGCTTCCTGACGGGGCGGGTTACTCGACTCAATGGACTACGGGCACGAGCAACCTTTTTAGTGCTGTCGACGAAATTCCCGTTGATGATAATACGAGCTACATAAAGAGCGCGAGCGGTGCCGGCGACGTCAGTTCCTTCACTCTACAGAATACCGGAACGGTTGGTATCAGTGGAGTGATCAATGGCGCAAAAGCCTGGGCATATACCCGCGAAGATACGACGGTCACGAGTGCCACGAAGGTACGAATTAGACTTGCCGGAGTGAATCTCGATAATACGACCGGCCGCAACGGGACGACCGCGTATAGCAGTATTATTAAAATAGCCCCGACAGATCCCAGCAGCAACGCTTGGACGACTTCAAATCTGGATTCAACAGAGCTCGCCGTAGTCGAGGGTAATGCCGTCGCCGTGAGAGCTTCAACACTTGCAATGATGGTCGATTTTACGGTGCCAACCGCCACACCCACGGCGACACCTACTCCGACCCCAACCGCCACACCCACGGCGACACCTACTCCGACCCCAACGCCGACGAACCCCCCAGGCGGATCGTCGGGAACCGGAACGTTAAGCATG